AACCTTGACGATGATTCCCTGTAGCATGTGAGGGGCGCGCGCCCCTCGCACGTCAACCGTGGTGCGACCGAGCCATCGCTTGAACGCCGCGTAGGACTCGAACCGGATCGTCCGACCGGTTCGCGACAGGCCGGGTGCGCCAGACTTCCCCCGCTGTTCCTTGGTCGTGACCTTGTTCAGAAACCGCCGCGTCGCGCCCTTCTGCTGCTTGTCAGTGAGTTTCGCGCGTGTGCCAGCAGCCAAGCGACCGTTGGGATTATAGTAGTACGGCCCCTTTGTCGAATACGGCTTAAACGGGTGCTCGTCCACATCCACGCCGCGCGCCGTTCTGTCGAGGATGCGTGTACGCTGCCGCTGCCCCGCGTACAGGAGATCGCCTTCCGTTGGCTGGATCGCTTTCCGAATCTTCAGAATCCGCTCGACAGGATCGCCGCCGCGCGTGCTTCGGAAACTGACTTCGCTCGCCATGGATCACCCGACCATCGCATCCCCGCGCCGCGAACACGCCGCCACGCCTTCATGTCCCCGCGATTTCCGTGATGACCCACTGATGACGGCAGTTATACCCGCCGCCCGATACGAATGGGTTCGGGATCTGCCCGTTGTTCAACCCCTCGATCTGCTCCCGCGTCAGTGGTTTCGTTCGCGTGCTCGACAGCATCCGCTTGCAGAACGGCCGCGTCAACTTGTCCCGCGGTCCTTCGTACCGATATCGAACCGCGCCTTCCGGGAGACCGTCTTCGATCTTGCGGAACGCCCGCTCCGTCATCGTGCGGTAGAACATCGTCGTCGATGTCTCCGCCAACGTCACCGCCTCCGTAATCGCGCGGTTGAACGTCTGCGAGATTTGCTCCGCAACGTCCGCGAACGGCAATGCCCCGACCGACATAAGCGCCCGCCGCTTAGCCGCCGCCGCGGTGCCCTCTACGACCGTCTGGAGGTTTTCCAGGGTGCTTATCTGCTGCGACGCCAACAACGCCTGATCTGTCTTCGAGAGATCTGCTTTCAGGGGCATTTTCAGGTTGTCGCTGATCGCCTCCAGCATCTGCTCGAAGTACGGTAGCTGGCCGGGGAAACTCTGGACAAACTCATCCGTCAGTTTCGAGAACCCCGCCCGCTCCATCGCCTTCATCAGTAAGTCGTCAATCTGCCTCAGGACGCGCTGATTCGCCGGCGTGCGGTCAATAGTCCCATCCGTGACCGACAACCGTTCGCGTAGTTCCGTGATGACGCGCGCCTGCGCGCTCGCCACCATGTTCTGAAGCTCCGTTTCGAAGCCGCGCACGAGGTTTTCCACCCATGCGTCGTGTTCGTCGATCACCTGGGGAAGACTGAGACCCATGCGCTATCCGCGTCCGACGATGTTCTGGAACGTAAGATTGAAATCCGCCCGCTGGCCGGAATCGAGGAGGTACGGCCCGCCAATCGCCGGAGGCCCGGCAACAGAAAAGCTCTCGGTCGTCAACGGGATCGGCGTGACGTTCTGCTGATACAGCCGCCCGCTTCCCGACTCGCCGACGTAGATGTTCCAGCCCGTCGCCTTCCGCGTCGCTTCGCCGCGGTACTGTGCGCTTCCCGGTGCAATCAGACCCGCGATACTGACTTGAATCAACTGATCCGCCGGAACGATCACCGGGAGAATCCTGCTTGGGCCCGACTCCGCGTTGCCCTTGTTCTCCGGCGAGACGTACTGCGTCCCGTCCACCCACGTGATCGCTACGTCGTAGCTACCCTCCGGCGCTCCTGGGCCGGGGATCGTCGTAACCGCCGTACTGTCGAACTCGCCCGCCTGGATCTCATGGACCGCGCCCGGACAGGGAAGGGGATTCAGGACCACCGGGAGACCGGATGCGAACAGACTCCGCCACATGCGCCGGGATTCGTCCATCATCCTGTCGTATTTCGTCTCGTACCGATCCGAGACGCGCCGATTCATCGCCGCCCGATAGAACAACGCCAATGCGCGATAGACCATCCACCGCTGTAGCGTGCTCGTCCGCCTGCCGTACTGCGGCGAGACGACGATCTGATTCAGCCGGACGCGGGGCTTGCTCGAACTGAAGAACCAGCCCGACGTGATTGTACCTGGCGTCGCCACCAGTTCGCCGCCGAACGTCTGGATCGCCTCCAAGAGACGGTCTGCGCACTCGTCCCACGCCTGCCGGACAACGCTCCCGTCGCCTCCCGTTGCGATCCCCTCCGCGCCCGCGATGTCCAGCACTTCGGGATCGAGCGCCATCAGGTGATCGACCGTCACGAAATCGTCATCTACAAACAGGGACATGCCTTAGCACCACAGCCCGCGCACGATGAGATCGAGATCACGCGCCGCCGCCTGCACGACCGGCGTCCCCGCCGTCCCCGAACGGACCTTCAGGAACCGGACTCCCGCCATATCCAGCGGGTTCAGCGCGACCTGTCGGTTAGCGCCCGCCGCCGCGCTCGCGATTGCGAATTCCGCCGACGTGCTGTACAGATCGCGGTACGTCACCCCGTCCACGCTGACCTGGAACGTCAACTCCGCCGCCGTCCATGCGCTCGGGAATCCGACTCCAACCAACTCCTCAAACCGCACTTCGACTGCGGGCGACAACGACTGCCCCGCGTCAATCGTGACCGGGATTCTGCTTACAGGCGACATCCGACCTCCTCTCTCAGTACCACCGCGATATCGGCTTCAATCTGTGTTCCTCATGGGAAATAAAGGGGCGCAGGGATGAATGGAATGAAACGCGCCGCGCCCCTGCGCGCGCTATTCCGTCGTTTTCGCCCTCGGTTTCGGGGCTTGGGGTTTCTGGAAGAGGGCGTTCGGGTTGTATGCCGCGAAGTTCATCAGCCGCCGCTGCTCGATCTCCGCATACTTCGCCCGCTGCTCCTCCTCGTACTTCAGGTACGCCGCGATCTCCTCGTCCGTCGCGATACGATGGGTCTTCGCAACCAGCAGTTCCGCCGCCTTCTGCTTCGAGACCTGAACCACTGAACCTCCGACCACACACCGCGTCGGATTGTCCACGGAGATGAGGTAGTAGAAATCTTCGGAAAGAGCGGCGGTCTGCTCTTTGACCGCCGCCCAGAATGCCTGAATCTGGCTCATCGCGTTAGCTCTTGACGTTCACGCCGAATTCGTTGCGCAGGACGCCGCAACCGTACAGAACATCCACCGTGAACTGCTGCGCCAGCGTGTTCGGCTGATAGCTCATCGTCACACGCAACCCGAAATTGCCCATCTCCGCGTATTCGGCAATCGCTCCTGTGCCCGGCAGCGGTTGCGGAAGCCGCCGGATGACCAACCCGATCGCCCCCTGCGCGAACGCCTGATTCCACGTCGTCACCGGCGCGGAACCCGTCTTCGGGACGAACTGCGACCGGAAGACCGCGAAGTCCTTAATGCGCCCGACCGTGCCCTGAATCAGCGCGTTGACGCCCGCCTCGCCCGCCGTCTGGTACTCGCTGAAACGCGGGATCTGCCGCAATGCCGAGTACGTCGAGGAATCCACGACGAGGTACTTCGGCGCCGCCTGCGGAACCTTCGCTTTGAACAACGCCGTCTCCGCCGCATCCACCACCGCTTCCGTGATCGCAGAACCAGCCGTACCGACCGCGGCATTCGCCGTGAAGCCTGTGTACAGGCCCAACAGGTCTGTCTCGATCTTCTCAGCGATGGCAATGATCGCCGGCTGCATGTACACCGAGATCAGATCCGGGACCGCCAGCGCCCGCGTCACGTCCGGGATCTGGAACGTAGCCTCGATGTGCTTGTCCAACACAATCTGTGCATTGCCCAGATTGGGATTCTGTGTCATAACTGATCCGCCCTCCGCGATGTTGTTCGCGACCATCGCCGGGGGAATCGGGACGTTGATGGTGTCGCCCGCCTGGGCCAACACCGACTCGTAGTCGCGGCTGACGAGGTTCCCCATCACCAGGTTCCCAACCAGTGCGGGGAGAGCTTCGTACGCGACCAGTTTCACAATTGCGTTGGCGAGATTCGCCGAGGTAATTGCTGGCATTTACATTTTCTCTCCTGTGTTTGGAATTCGGATTCCCGTCTATCTGCCCATCTGCTCCGCCGCGATCCGCGCCAGATGCTCGCGAACGCGCGCGATGTCTTCGGGCTTCATGCCGGGTTTGATGTCTTCGAGGTTCACCGCCTGCTGACCACGGCGATTACCCGCCGTCGCACCTGCTCCACCGACGTTCTTCGGCGGCAACAGATACTCGTGCTTCTGGATTGCCGCTTCCACAAACTCGCTCAACGGCAGTTCGTCCGCACCGCCAACGATGGTTCCGTCTTCGGAGTAGCGAACGTCTGGACCGAAGATGCGCATCGCCGCGTCGATTCTGTCCGCCGGGACGTACTTCAGAAGCTCCGTGCGCAGCGTCGAGTTCATCCGCTCCGCCTTCGCCCTGTTCTCCGTCTCCTGCCGTGCCTTCTCGGACGCCTCGAACTTCGCCGCCATCTCCGCCAACC